GTATCCTGATCGATGATAGGGATTACATGCGCCTGCTTATGCCGGTTTCCGAAAACTCAACAGTTACTACTCTACAGTGGCTTTTACAGAACAAGGATCTCTTTTTTCCGAGAGGGTTTATTCGAACTAAGAATTTAAGTTACGATATTCTGGGACAAAAAATCGGTAACGATACCGTCGGCGGTTTTTGCATTTTCGATGACTCAACGGACGTCGCGGAAATGATCCTGGCGAGAGATCTTGAAGTAATCGAAGGAGATTGGGACAAGTTCTTGGGAAGGATGAGAGTTCGCGCCGAAGAGAAAACCGGTGGTGTCCACGTTCATAAAGCAAAAGGCATCGTGATGCGTTACGGAACCAATACGGTTAAGACAGTATAAGGATCGTGCACCATGCCAAGAGCAAGTATAGCACAGCTTAGAGCGTATGTCGGAGATCCAATCGCGGATTTAACAGATCCAGAACTCCAGTTGTATCTTGATGATGCTGTCGCAAGCGTCATCGATAACACTGCGCTTCCTGAGTCTCACCCGCGATTCAATGAGCTTCAACGTGCCCGAGCGGCTTACTTGCTCTTCAACGCCAATCGTATGAAAAATGAAGTAATGGCAGAATCAGCGGATGGAATTTCTCGTAACTACGATACGAATATTTCACCGGGTATGCAAGTATCTTGGCTTGATCTATATAATCAAAAACGAACTGAGATCCTTGGATTCAAGGGACGAGTCGGATAATGTCCGCGATGATCGAAGACAAAACAAACCTCGATGAACTCATCAAGGATTTAGAATACATCGAATCGGCAACGATCACGGTCGGTCTTGTCGGTTCCGTTGATAGTGATCTTTTGGTAAGTGCCGGAGCAAATGAATTTGGCGCAGTGATAAGACCTAAGAATTCAAAATGGCTTACAATTCCATTGCTTCCGGAACTTCGCGGAAAGAGTCCTCGCAGTATCTCTGGTCTTAAGTTCATTCCTCCGAAAAAAGGGAAATCGTCTGCGATGCTTGCAAAGACGGAAGGAGGTCATTTGACTCCGCTCTTTATTCTTACGAAGAAGGTTGTCATCCCAGAGAGATCTTGGCTTCGCGGAACTTTTGATTTGCAGTCCTTCCAAGACGCAGTCTTTGAAGAATTCGAAAGAGGAATTCAAGATTTCTTAAATGCGGAAATTGAAGCAATACAGGTTTTGCATCGCGTTGGACTTAGAGCCGTATCCGAAATCAAAAACCGAATTGCAAATAACGATCCTCCGTTCAAAGACCTTTCTGGGTTGACTACAAGTTTAAAAGGAAGCGCAAAACCTTTGCGAGATCAATTAAGATTATTTAATGCGATCAACTACGCGATAGATGGGAAGGTAGCCGCATGAGTCTTACGGGTGTTTCCGAATCTCTTAAACCGTTTATAAGACCGGTTAAGTATTACAAGAAGGTGAAGACGGAGAACCCAAAGGGTGAAGTCATTACGACATACGAAAGCGAAATTCCTTTGGATCTACCAGTCACTACTGTGAGCACAAGACAGTTGATTGCGATGTCGGAAGGATCATATACTTCGGAAGATCGAAACTTCTATCAACTCGGCAAAGCCCTTAAAATAGATTACGGAGACAAGTTCGAATTTGACGGAGTGAAATACATTGTTTCGATGATTAAAGACATGATGTTTGAAGCCGGATTCATTCGCTATGCGTGTAAAAAGGAGATTCGCAAAATATGAAATTCGATGATATACGATCCGTGATGAATAAACTTCAAGCATCGCTCGAAGCAGAATATCCCGGAATCAAAGTTAAATTAGGTGATCAGAATGTCGATACGCCTGAGTATCCGTTCGGTTCGTATAAGGTGCTCGTGTTAAACCAGGATGGAACAAAGAGTGCATCTTCTTGGATTGAGACCGTTGATACTGATCTGTTTAAGCAGGTATTACGTAAGAATCAAAAAGCATCTATCAGCATAACTTTTTTACACAATCAGTCAATCGCTACGTGTTGGGACCTTTCTGAAAAAGCATTAGATTGGTTTGACTCGATGGATGGATTGAACGAATGCGAAAAATTCGGAATCACTCCGCAACTGATCACAGCCGATGTGCAAGACCGAACCACCGTTTTGGAATCGGTGCAATATGAATACAAAACCGGATTTGATGTGATGTTCAAATCCAGAAAATTAAGTGAAACGCAAATTCAAGCAACCGCAAGTATCCCTTCGGTTGAATTTCAGGAGGAAGCATGAGCGCACAAACAATTTCTAAAATCGATCCGATTTCGATCAATATTTTCCTTAGAAACACCCCCGTTTCTCAAATGGGATTCGGACTACCGATAATCTTAGGGATCAAAGCACCTAACTATTTTTTACAAGTCTTAAGCGGTTCCGCAGGTCTTGTCTGGAAATCCGCAACTGCTGGAGTCGTCAACGTTCATGTGAAATACGTTGTATCCGGAAACAATACTTCCCTGTCTGTAGTTCGTTCCGGAACGGGTGCGCCAAACGATCCGTATATCATAACGGTCACTGTTGCAACGGATGGAACAGGTCTTCCAACGTCCACCGCTCATCAAATCAAGCTCGCGGCGGAAGCAGTCTCCAACGTGGCAGGTGCGACAAAGATCGTGGACGTTGTAGAAGTTGCCAATACCGGAAGTGGTGTTGTTTCAGCGGTTGCTCAAGCGGCTCTCGATTACGAAAGATACATGGAGATCACAAGTGCGGACGATCTTCTTGAACTTGGTTTTTCTTCTTCCGATAAGGAATACATCCAAGCCACAAAAGTTTTCAGACAAACCCCAAGACCAAAGACAGTTGCAGTTTTCCTTTTGACTGCTTGGGTAAATGCTCCGGAAGAGATAGCAAGTTTAAGAAACTCCGGGAAAGATTCCTGGTTTAAAACCGTCGCAACTACTCATACGAAGACTGAAATTCACGCGTTAGCTGACTACCTGGCATCGATCGAGAAAATGTATTTCGCCTGCACCGACGACATCACCGCACTTGTGGGAAGAAATTCAATCTGGGAATTCTTAATGCTTCACAAGAATCCGGATTCCTTTCCGGAAAGTGCCTGGGTAGGAAATACGGCTCCTCGAAGAGTGGGTTCGTATAACTACGCTTATCTGCCTTTAGATGGAGTGGAAAACTCCGGATATACTAACTCGCAAACGTCTTCGATCTTCTCCGATAAAGGAAATCTGATCGTAGATTTTGGAGGAGCGCAAGTTCCCTATCCTGGGATTTCTACTGGAAATGTCTACGCTGACGTCGTCGAAAATCGTCTTTGGCTGAAAGCAAGATTGAAAGAGAACATCACAAGTCTCTTCCTAAACTCCGACGTAGTTCCTTACACGATTCAAGGAATTCAAATGATCGAATCACGGATGAGAGAGGTTTTCGTTCAAGCAGGCGTTCAAGGGATTATCGCATTGGTCGAAACGGAAGCAGATAAATCTCGTTCTGATCTCGGAGACTATCAATACAAAATCAACTTACCGGAAACGATCGATGAGATCCCGACAAACGACAGGAACAATCGCATTCTCCCAAACATCACTTTCTCGTGTCGCTTGAGAGGAGCAATCAACGAAGTCGATATCGACGGTGAACTTACCTAAAAGGAGCAATCGGAATGAATGGAATTTGGGACCCAAAGAAACTAAACGTAAACTGTAACGGACGTGAAGTTTCAGGAATGAGCCAAGCGGACGGCTTCTTTAAAATCGAACCCGTTACGAAAGAATACATCATGTCACAAGTTGGCATCAAGGGTGATTGGAATATCTCTGAAGTCTATGACGGAAGAGTGAAACTTACGATCGTCCTTATGGGAGACTCGCCCGAAAACGAATTCTTTTTCACAATGGGAGAAGGACGCCTTCCTTGTGTGTTCACGATGAAAGACAAGTCCGACGGTGGTATGCTCGGATTCTCTGCACAAGGGAGAGTATGGGAACGACCTACGATCGAACGCGGAAAGGAGTATAAGGACCGAACCTGGGTCTTTCTTCTTCCAGACTACAAAGGAGTATTAACAACATGAACAACGATCGAGACCCCATAGTAAAACAAAACGTAGCCGAATATTCCGGAAAGACAGTTCAACAAAAATCCGAATCCAAAACGGAATCGATTCCGTCCGACCCGATCCTCATTGAAATCGACGATGATGCGAAAGTTGCAACGATTCAATTTGTGGATGGACGCGGTTACAAACTACAACATCCGGGAAACCGTAAGGCTCTGCGTTGGAGACAAGAAGCAATTTCTTTAACAGAAGGATTGAATCAGGACAAGCTCTTGGATAAATTCTTTAAGTTCAGTGTTAAGCCAATGAATCACGCATTTGAACCTACGTTAGACAACATAGAGCCTAACCATGTGGAGGTGTGGTTGCGCCTCGCGAACCGATTTCTTAAGTGGGAGTTGGAATAACAGATTCCCAGCTTTTGAAGAAGTTCCTACGATCGAAGAATTTCTCAAGTGGATTGACGAAGAAGTCGATCGAGAAATTCAAATTTGGAAGCCGTTCATTTTAGGGGCGGCACAATTTAGCCAGAGCGAGATCGAAGATGCTTCTACAGTTCTTTATGCGAAAATCATGGAAGTTGTGAATCGAAGAAAGAAAAGAGAAGCGGACGAGAAGGTAGAAGAATTGAAAATCCTCGCAAAGTTGATTCGAGGAGTATAACGGAATTTAGTTAGGAAAGGAACTACAAAAGAGAATCGAAATGGCAGTGAGAGAATTAAACATAGCTCTTAAAACTAATAAAGGCGACACAACGGACGCACTTAAAGAAGTTAAAGAAGAGTTGAAGTCTGTCAAAACTCAGTTCGCTGATCTTGGCGGTTCTCTTGATTTGTTTACCGATGCTCAAGCGGCTGGATTTAAGGAATTCGGCGAGGCAATTGGAGATGGTCTTGCCGGAAAAGCAGATCCCGCAATTTCCGAACTTGCAAAGAAGTTTAAGACGACCGAGTCAAATATAGAACGTTTGATTTCAAAAGCGCGCGGCGAACTTAAACTTGAATCTGAGTTAGCCGCGACTGCGAAGGCCGCCGGCCTTACGGACAAGGAACTTGAAAAACTCAATCAGGAAATGTCCGATACCGCAAATAGCGCGGGTTCACTTTCCGGAATGTTAAAGCAAGTTGCGGCGATTGGAATCGCCTTTGCCATAGGATCATTTGCAACGGCCTCTATAGAGGCCGCTACAACATTAGAAAAACAGAATGGAATCCTTCAAACTCTTTCCGGTTCACAGTATCCAAAACTTCAATCTGCGATCACACAAACGATTCAGAGTTCAAAAGGACTGGCTTCCGCAGGAAGTCTTTCGCAGGTTGCAAACGATGCAATGAAAGCCGGAATGTCAGTCGATTTCATTTCCAAGAATCTTTCAGGACTTCAACAAGTGGCCGAAGTCACCGGCAATGAACTTGCCGCTTCAATGAATGAAGCCTATCAATCAATTCAAACGGGTTCCGACGATTTTCTTAAAAAGAACGGTGCGCTCTTCTCTTCCTATACAAAAGAATTTAATCAAATCAATAATTCCGCAATGACGGAGGTCTCCAAACGACTTGCAAGAGAAAAACTCATTTCGACCGCTCTCAAGGAAAACTCTGCGCTCCAAGACGCGTATGGTTCACATTTAAAGTCAGCTTCCGCAATTTTCCAATCCTACAATCAACGCATGGGCGACCTTAAAGAAATTTTTGGAAAAGTCCTTTTGGATGGAATGAAGCCATTTCTTTCAATGTTTGTTAGTATATTAGAATATTTTACTACTGGAGAAGATTCCGTAAACCGTGTTAAAGGCGGCCTCATTATTTTTGGAGCCGTTTTTACAGGAGTTCTCGTCGCGATCACAGCCAAAATGATCGCGGCGTCTGCCGCAACCGCAGGCGGAATGATTCCCGCACTTTATGGAATGGCGACGGCTGGTTGGGCGGCTATTGCTCCTTGGCTTCCATTTATCGCAATTGGCGCGGCAGTCGCCGCAACGATCGCCGCAATCGTTTTAATTGTAGACTCATTGCTGGTATGGATGGACGGAGGAGAGTCGATCATCGGCGATTTCTTAGGTCCATTTAAAGATTTCGATTTGAAAAAACTTTTTGGTCAAGCATTCGACTATTTGATCAATTTAGCAAAGAAATACGGAAAGTTTATCATCATGGCGCTTTTTCCTGTTTCTTTCATTTTTGCTTACTTTGATGAGATTGTAGATTGGTTCAAATCACTTCCATCGGTGATTGAAAATCTATTCAAAGAGATCGGTCCAAAAATCAGAGAAGCATTCAGCGGAATTCTTCCTTCTGGTCTTTTCAGCGCAGGGACGCCCGGAAAAGCCGGTGATCCTGTTAATGTGAATGACGCAATTATCACGAAGACGGGTCGAGTTATCCATACACATCCCGATGACAATTTAGTTGCTGTAAAAGATTTAGGGTCACTCGGAAGATCCAAGTCTTCCGGAGGGATCAGTATCAATATTGAGAAAGTGATTTTAGGTTCTGATTCTCCACAGGAAAACGCTCAGATATTTGCGAAGTTTTTAGAACGAGAATTGGAAAAGATTGCAATCAAAATTGGACTCGGTTCGGGTCTGTCTCCGGAGGCGATTTAATGGGTGTCTTAAGTAAAATCACTGGACGGGATACAATTGCCTTAACGGATGGGGACGATGAAATAGAACTCAATGTTTCCTTTGATGTTCAACACACGTATCCGGCGGAAGTCACCCAACATCCCATAGAAAAGGAAAAAGGGAAAACGTCGGTTACGGATCATGTCATTCCTGGTCAAAGGGGCATTACGTTAAATGCACTCCTGAATTCCTCTTTCTCAGTGTTTTCTTTTACGGAAATGAAGGTGGACGACAAATTAGAGATCCTGATTCGTTGGCAAACAAATGGAACATTTCTCACCATGCTTGGCTATACAACTGGCGGAATCATTACAAAAATCCTCTCCATGTTACCTTCTTTCTTTCGGTATGTTGCACCGGATGATCCTGACAAGAGATACTTAGGCAGATCGATTGATGAAATTCCAAACCTCCTTTTAGGAGACATTACGTTTTCTGAATCTAAAGATACGGGGAATAACGTTAGCCTAAATCTTTCTTTATATCCGGTTCAAATTGTGGAAGCAAAAACACGAAATCTAAATACCGTCAAGTCCGGAGGAAAGAAGCCAGTTAAAGAAACAGAGAAATCAGGGGAGCCAAATCCGGCGAAGAAAGATATCTTTAAATCATTCTTTTAAGAGTAAAAATATCAATGTCAGCATTCAAATACCTACCGTTTACCACTGATACTTTTCCTATTCGTAACGAATATGAAATCGATGGAAAGGATTTCGAATTTGAATTTAACTACAACTCAGTTGGAGACTTCATATCTGTATTGGTTCGAGATTCCGAAGGGCGGACCTTATTCGCTACAAAACTAATATACGGAGTTCCATTAAATCACGTCATAGTCGAAGGGTTTCCAAATCATATCAAATTGATTCCATTGGATATTGAAGATTTATATAGAGATGAGTTTATAGAAATTCCCGTGAACAAAACAACTTTTGGATCTACGGTTCAGATTTATATCGTGGAGGAAGTATGATCGGAAATCCAAAGCTCTTTGGTCGAACTGTTTCCTTAGAGATACTTCCGAAAGTTGGTCTCGGAAAAGAGTTCACGTATCCTCCATTCAATCTTGAATTCGAATCTGATCTTTCGGCATTAAATTTGACAAAGGTCTCTCTTTTAAATGTGAACGAGGACACGATCCAGTTGGTTGGCGCAAAATCAAAGGGTGCAAGTTTTCTTTATCCGACCGCTATGTTAAGCGCAGGATACAACGATGAGAACGGTCTTGTAGTTTCCGGTGAAGTGATCTATCCAAAGTTTAGACAAGACGGACCGAACAAAATCTTAGAATTCACTATCTCTGCAAATGCTGGATCTTGGAACAGTTTCTATATTATGAAAACGTATAGTAAACTTCCCGCTCAAACCGTAATCCTTGATATTCTAACTCAAGGCAATATAAAGCCGGGAACGATTGTGCTCGGCGAAAACAAAGTAATCAGTTTCAGCGCAACAAGAACATTAGGAGAATGTATCAAAAACTTTTGTGATCTCACAGGTTCACAATACTGGATGCAAGATGGACTTTTACACATCTCACCACTTGATCCTCCTTCTAAGCCGAGCATTATTTTCTTGGATAATTCATCAGGGTTGATTGGTGTTCCTGAGAAGAGCCAGAAAACTTGGAAGATCACAAGTCTATTCCGTCATAAGTTTAAGTTGAATATGGTCATCGCGGTAAAGGGGGGAAATCTGGATGGAGAATGCAGGATCGTGAAAGGAAAACATCGATTCTCTACATTCCAAACTACGAACTATACTGAGTTAGAGGTCTTGCCTCTATGATTACTCTTGACGAAGCAATTCTAAAAGCGATTAAAAAGAATCTCGCACAAGTTCAGGTCGGCCTTCCTGGAACAATCGAGTCCTTCAATCCGACCTCGATGACGGCTAACGTGAAGTTGCTTTTTAAACAGAAGGGCGGTCAAGGACAAGACATCGATTTCCCGGTTCTTTCAAATATTCGAGTAGGAACTCTTTGGGCTGGCGATTTCTTTATAAAGCCTGATTACAAGCGGGGTGATATGGTTTGGATTTCATTTTCAACTCATGATACTTCTGACGCAGTTCGTGGAATCTCCTCGGTAGCCTCTGAATCTTTATTCGATCTTCAAAGTGCCTGTGTGCAATCCGGATTCAAAGGAGAACTCGACACACCAGCGCTCACATCCAATGTTCCAGGATTATTGATCGGACACAAACAAGGCAAATCTCTGATTCAACTGGATAATGATACTATAAAGATTCAAGGTGGCCTCATTGATCTTTCTGAATCGGCGGTATTAGGAGAAACGTTAGCCGAACTTCTAAAGTTGATTCTCGATGTTTTCATAAACAACGCTTCTCTATTTACAACGAATACCGTTCCCGGCTCACCGGCTGGTCTTGCAGCATCCGTTATAACTCAACTCAATCTTAGAAAAGCGGAAGTGGATCAAATACTTTCAGGAAAGGTAAAGATCGGATGAAAGGTTTAAAGATTGAAAATCGAGACATCGTTCGAGTCAACGGAAAGCCTGTCGTAATCGAAGGTTTAGAATATTACTCACAGAGAATAAAACATTCAATTCGACTTACACTTGGGGAATCTATTTTTGAACCTTTGACGGGCGTTGATTGGAATACAATCTTTTCAACAAAGATTCCAAAAGAACGAGTTCTCTTTGAAATCAAAAGAGTCATTTTGAAAGATCCGGAAACGGTCTCTCTGGAAAGCCTTGAGATGATTGAGAATCCAGATAACGGAAGAACTATATCAATTCGACTTTCAGCGATAACTGAATTTGGAATTGTAACGGAGGAAGTATAATGGCTGGCGTCACAGAACAAGGATTCATCCGCAAATCCAGAGAAGAAATCCTTTCCGACTTAGAAGCAAAGTATCGAACTCAACTTGGATCGAACATCGACTTATCAATTTTGAGCGAAGATGGAGTAAGGATGAGAATCCTTGCAGACGAGTTAGACGAACTCCATCAACTTGCCGAGGACATATTCTATTCTAATTTCGCGCATACTGCGAAGGGAGTAAATCTTGATAGGGTTCTAAACCCTTTGGGATCAGAAAGGCAACCTTCAAAGCGCGCGATCGTTGGTCTTCGCTTTTCCGGAGTAAACGGATCATTCGTAAATATAGGAACGATCTGTCAAACTGGAAGCGGATTGCAATTTATTACAATAGAATCAGGAACCGTTTCAGGAGGATCTGCTCTACTCAATGCACAAGCCTTATTCATCGACTATGGCATCACGGGCAACGTTGAGGCGAATTCCATTACTACGATCAACACAGCCGTGATCGGAATCGACTCAGTGACCAACCCTGAACCGGCAAGAGGCGGAAGAGTAATCGAAACAGATTCAGAATATCTAAACCGATTCCTTGAAGAAGGAATCAACGGAGGGAGTTCAGCCGCAAACGTCCAAGGTGCGTTGAATAATATTGAATCAGTCCTCTCAGCAAGAGTTTACGAAAACGTCGGTGACTTTGTGGATGGTGAAGGTCGAAATCCTCACTCTATGGAAGCAGTCATCGAAGGTGGAACACCTGCAGAAATCGGAGATTGTTTCTTAAAGAATTGGCCCGGTGGAATTGAGTCAATCGGAACGGAAACGACCACTCTGATAGATAACAAAGGAGTTCCCCGAACCTATTACTTCAATCGTCCTACAGATGTTCCAATTTTTGTTACGGTCGGGATCGTTCGAGATCTTTCACTTTGGGAAACGGGTTCTGAATCCATCGTAAAAACGAATTGTATCAAAGTGATTGGTGGTGTAGATACGATCGGACCGATTTCAACTTCATATAAAGGAGACGGAACCGGCGAAGATGTTTTCGCGTGGAAGTTGATCGCTTCTCAGAGCGGTCTTTCGGAATACGATTCGGTCAAGGTGCTTGGAATCAAATCTATGGCAGTTAAGGTAGGACTTTCTGCTCCTGCAACGTTAGACGAACTTCCAATTAGCAGTCGTCAAAGAGCAAAACTTATTACCACAAACATTCAGGTCAATTTTCTATGAAGACGATCGAAGAAGTCCTTCAAAAATATCCAACTTCACTTTTTACTCGTGATCCTGATTCCGAAATCGGAAGGAAATGGAAAGCTGATCTCGAATTGTTAAACGAAGTTCGAACAACACTCGAATCAATCAGAGGTGTTTCGGATTATAGAATTCAAAACGGAGCGATTCTCGACCTGATTGGTAAAAATCTCAAACAGCCTCGGAACGGAATGGACGATTTCCGTTATCGCATTTTCCTTTCCATAGCAAGGCAAAAGCAGAAATCGAAAGGCGACATCTATTCGATGAACGAAATCGGTTCTCAAATCCTCGCGGGAACCGGAACACTCTACGAAATTCAAGAGCTATGTTATTCCGGTGTTCCGATGTATCTCGATGGATCATTGACTCTGAATGGAGAGTATCCACTTTCAGGAAGTTCTAAAAGACCGGCTACGATTCGAGTCATATTTTCAGGTTCAATCGACAGAGTCGTTGTAAGTCGAGAATTCAATAAGGCGATCGCACAGATCCGCGCCGGTGGGGTTCGTTCGATTATAAACTATCGTTTTGAAACATCTACCTTATCAGGAAAATTATATGGTTCTGCTCTTCGTTCATCCATGTTTGACGGGACGTGGCCGCTCAATGGTTTTACAATTCTCTCCGGAGACAAGGTGGGAATTCAACCGTATGAAATCGCGTTCGGAACAGGTGGATTAATTTCTGGTTTCCCTCGACCTCCACAAGAAACGGATATCGGATTACAGAACGAAGTTTTCAGAAAGCTCGTCGAGATTCAAAACAATCCAGATGGGACAAGAAGTTTCAAAGTTACAATCAAACAGACAGATTTGATCGGACAAAACATCAACGAACTTGCACTCTTCGACGAAGCCGGCAATCTGCTATTTCTTAAGACCTTTCCATCTAAGGCAAAAGACAATCTAATAGTTTACGATTTCATAATAAATGAGGAGTTTTAATGATCCAGATTTTAGTTAGAGAGACATGTATAGAAATTGGCGGAAAAGAGATGGCGAGAATCGAAATGCTTCCGGTTGCAGTGTTTTCGGATCACTCTCATCTTTTAGAATATTGTGAGAAGAAAGGTTTTCAGAAAACCGGGTCTGGACTTGAATCTGAGTTCTTTAGAGACATGGATTTGCGAGAAATGAAAGAACAAGTCAGATCTTATTTTAAGATCGAACAACCTTTTAAATTGCAGGAACGATTCGTAATCTTTGAACAGGAGTTAAAGTAAGAAAATGGCAGTATTTAATCCGACAAAAACAAGAACTTGGTCCAAAAATACACCAGCGGACGGGGACCTAATTGACGACGAAATCGATCGATTATATGAGAACGATCAGTATGCAAAGGATCGCTCCGATGCAACCGATATGAATCTTTTGAATTTGTTGATTCCGCTGGGAAGTGTTATAGAAGACAACCTAAACATCGCTCCTACATCTATTTTTAAAGAAGCGAATGCACAATCTATCTCAAGAACTACTTTTTTAACTCTCTGGAATTTGGTTCATAAAACAGTAACCGGAATCGTTCCAGCAACGGATCGTATTAGTGTAAACTCCCACGGCTTAACTGAAGGCCAGTTGGTGAAGTTTGCCTTTACTGGAGGAGGAATCACTGCATTGACAAATTATTATGTTCGTAATCCAACTACAAATGACTTTCAGATTTCTGTAATGGTGACTGGTTCCATACTCGATCTTACGTCTTCTCAAACTGGGGATATGATTACGAATTTGGAATATGGCTTTGGGGACGGTTCAACGACGTTTAATGTTCCTGATCGACGCGGTATATTCGTGAGAGGCGCTGGGATACACGGAACAAGAGCAAAGGCTGCGGGCGGAAATTATGACGGTGGACCGGTTGGATTTGCGGGACAGGATCTACTACAAAGCCATCGTCACAATTTTACGTATAACAATCCGTTGGGCCTTATTGGAGGTGCTGGAGGCTATTGGCTTAACGGGGGCGGTACAAATGCGGGCAACACAAATTTAGTTATACTAGAGCCAATGACGGATGGCGCCTACGGAACACCACGAACAGGAAATGAAACAACTCCTGCATACGTAGCAGTAAAATACAAAGTGAGGGTAGCATAATGAATTACATATTAGATAAAACGAATAAACGAGTTGTTTGGATAAATCCAGATCCCAACAAACTGACAGGCGTGGACGCGTGGGAAAAATATAAAAAAGATCAGCACGAGATTATATATTCTCTCCACTACAATCCACAAATCGGAGAGACATTTATTGCAGAAGTCAAAGATGAAATCGTGCAAGACTTCAAACCAAGAAAGGTTTATAATAAAACCTCAAAAGAGGAAAGAATTCTACAAAGTTGGGAGGATCAAATTGATTTAGAGACAGAAACAAATCTCGAACCTCTAAAGAACGAAGATGGTTTTTTGTTACCTCACCAAGTTTATACAGAATCGGGAGGCTGGATTATCAATATTGTTCAAAAGAAAGATTCTTTGACTAAACTTGTAAATTCTATTTGCGAATCTAAAATTATTTCTGGCTTTGTTTCGTCTGCGTTAGGCACACCTCACTTTTATAACAGCGATCGAGACGATCAACTAAACCTACTAGGTTTAGTTTCTTTAAATACTTCAGTTTTGCATAAATGCACAGATGAGGACGGAGTCGAAGAGGAACGTAAGCATACATTTGATCAGATTAAACAGGTGTTGGGTGACGGAGTGATCAGGAAAACGTTTTTATTGCAAAGATGTGCAAGCTTGAAAGCGATGATTCAATTTGCAAATACGATTGAGAAATTTGATCAAATTGATATTAATTCGGGTTGGGAGTAAAGAAGTATCTACTCAGTTGCGTTTTGCGTGCGTTTTCGCAATTTTAAACGCGCGCGCAAACA